ATCTGGTAGCCGTACTGCTTTTGAGAGCCTGTAGCCGACAGATTGCCGAGGGGACGCAGACCAAAGGGCTTGTTTACGTTAGCCATTTGATGGTTCCTTCAAAAAGTGAATTCACTGGCCCTTGTTAGAGCCGCCGAATGACACACGAGACCTGCGTTCGGGCCGTTGAATGACCATGTTGTGATGCGCATTGGCCTTCAATAGCTCGTTGTCCGCAGCCTGCATTTGGTCGATCGCTCTGGTTTGGTAGTACGCCTTGCGCTCAGCTACCGTCTCATCCGGGATGCGTGCCAGCAAGAGACCTCCCACGCTGATGACTCCAGCGTGTCGGCCATCTTCAACCGTCGGGACGTGATAGTCGGGGTATTCATCTCCGCGAACCAGTTCGTACCCCTCGCGGAGACGGCCTGCAATGTTCGATCGGTCAGCAATACCACCGGCCTCAGCTCGAATCCAACGAGGCTGATAGCCGGGGGGCGGGGGCGGGGCATCAAGTCGGGAAGGCGGAGCCCATGGACGACGGCGCGCATCCTTTGCACGAGATTCGGCCTCGCGCGTAGTGCGATTCAAAGAAGGTAATTTGGCGTCGGTCATGTTTTCACTCCTTCACGTACTTGGCGTATTCCTCCAGAGGAACACCCAGCTTTTTGGCAATTGCAACTTGACTTGGCGTCAATTTGACAGTGCGGCGTGCAGCTTGGTTTATCCCACTTGAGCGGGAAGCAGGTGCCACGGTTTGCTGCACGGTACGCGTGGCCCCACTTTGCGCGAACCTTTTTGGGAAGGCGTCGCGAATCCTTTTGTCTAGCTCATCATAGTACGTGTCGGAGCTAGGGTCAACGCCCTCAACTTCGATCAACTGGCGGTGAATTCCCCACGCCGCGTGGGTCATGACCGTATCCCGTCCGTACCAGGAGTTCTTCTCTACCCAGTCCTCGACCCGAGGATCAAGCTCCTGGGGAGCCTGGCGCTGAGGCTGGGCCTGCTGCATGGCAGCCTGTTGGGCAGCCTGTTGCTGCTGGTAGGCCACCTGCTGGAGGTATGCCTGCTGCTGCGCGGTTTGGGCCTGGATGCTGGTCTGCTCGTTGGAGAGCAAAGCCAGGCGCTGCATGGCCTCGGTTTCAGTATCCACGTCGCCCTCTTCACGGGCTTTGCGAATGATCTGTTTTAAGGCGACAGCCTGCGTCTCGATTCGGCCGGTGGCTTCCGCAACACGCTGCTGATCGGTGTTGAGGTACTGCTGCTCCAGTTGCTGGGCCCGCGCCTGAACATTGCGGGCGTACTCTAGTGCTGCCTGTTCGCGGCGCTGGGTTTCGCGTAAGCGAGCCGTCAGCTTATCGATGCGCTTTTGAACGCCGTCGCTGTACTGATCCACTTCGCTGCGGTTAGCGCCAGTACCCTGATCGCTTGTGGCAACAACGGTCGGAGCCTCGGGCCTGTTGACCTGTTGTGCGGTACCGTCCTCGCTGACCTGGACGGTGGCAGGATTTTCGTCCTCGCCAATGTTAAATTCCAGTTGCTCACCACTCATCGTGCTCTCCTTTACATATGCAGAATGTCGACAGGATCATTGACCACGCCCAAGACCTCATCGTCGTTGATAAAGCGAATCTCGCCTCCGTCGATGGGAATGCGCGCGCCCGCATACCGACCAAAGATGATCCAGTCACCTTCCTTGCACCAAGGGCCCGTGGGGAACTTCCCGGCGTCGCCATAAGCCAGGTCTCCCACCTTTAGCACGTAGCCGCACACAGTAGAGAGCTGGGTTTTACGCTGGGTTTCCTTCGCTAGGACAATGCCCTCCTTGGTTTTTTCTGCCCCTCGGTAGGGCAGGATGGCGATGCGCCAACCCGTGGGCTGTGGAATGCGCGCCATGACCTCTTCATGTAGCTTGTCCGGGGCAAATCCTGTTTCGGTGTACGCGTCGTCAAGCGTCGGCTGTTTGGCTGCCGCCTCGTTGCGCCATTTGCGCTCCAATGCGGTCAACTCTTCGGTCGGTGCGTCGGTCACTTCCATGGTTCTCCTTTCAGGTAAATAAATCGTCGTCATCCGTGTGCTTCTTCAAGAGCGCTCTCACGGAATCCTCGACCATCTTCAGACCTTCCAGGCGTCCCATCATGAAGCGATAACGCTCCATGTCAGTGATCGTGCCATTGAGCACAATTTGCTGAGACTGCTCCTGTAGCTTTCTGATTTCTCTCAGAACTGCATCTGCAAAATCGAGCATGGTAATTCCCATGAAAGCAGCCTATTTTCCGCATTGGCTGAAAGCGGTAGTACCAAGTCAGTATATCTTAACGGGCCTGTTGCCGTCCCTCTTTTTTACAATCATCGAAGGTCCCTGCACTCCCTTGGCCTTCTTAATGACATCCCCGCCCTTGGCCATCTTGCGGGCCTTTCCGGCCCTCTCGTGGGCAATGGCGGCGGCCTGCTGGACCGCTGCGGACTTACTGGCAGGCTTGCTGGAACCAATCTTTCCGGTGTCCTTGTAGGCCCCGACCATCTCGCCAATATTGGCGCTGATAACCTTGCGGCTCGATCCCTTTTTAAGCGGCATTTTGTGCTCCTTGAGTTTGCATGGTTTTGATCTCCTGCAAGCGCAGACGCTGCTGATTAATTTGATTGTTGTTCTGCATCTTCTGCTGGTCCAGTGACAAGCGCTGCTGGTCCACACTAATCCTGGCTTGATCGGCCTTAGAACGCTGTTCGATTTCCAGGCGCTTAAGGGCAATAAGTGGGTCTTCTCCACCTTCACCGGAAAGCTGATTCTGCATGTCCTTCATCTGCTGGAGATAAATGGCAATCTTGATTGCCACCATTCCTTCCTTCTGGATTGCTGAGATCAAACGATCTGGGTCAGTACCGTACATCTTGAAGAGGTCCGCTTCCACATCTTCTTCCGCCTTGAGCCGAATGTGCTCCAGGATGTGCTTCTGCAGGGACATTGCCGCGATGGGGCTGGCCTGCAGCATAGGTGACATGCCCATGATCAGGTGCGCTGCGATGTGCGCGTCATGTTGTTGTCCTGCGAAGGCCTTCAAGTTCATGTTGTTAAGCACGTCGGCGTTCTCGGATGCCGGATCGCGAGGCATGTTGGTGTTCTGCGGCAGCAAGATGCCGTCAATGTCCCGCACGTTAAGCGCTGAGTACATGCGGTAATACGCCTCGTACAAGTTGTGCATGTTGGGCGCGCTCTGAGCAAGCTGCAACTGCATCTGAGCAAGTTGAATGCGCTGTGCAGTACTAAAGATGTTAGGGTCAGCCACCGGTTGCACCGATACCATGTTGCTAAAGTCGACCCGTTTAATGCGGCGACTGGCTCCAGGCACATCGTAGGGGTACTCGTCCGGCAAGTAGTGGGCAAATCCCTCGAACAGAAGTTGAAACTCTAGCCTCTGGGCGTAGTGCAGGCGCTTGTGGATGCTTGACATGACCATCGAGCCGCGCTCAAGCAGCGCCAAGGTCGTTCCAACTTGCGCATATTGATTGCCATCGCCCACTTGCATATCTGCCGTGCTGGTTAGGCGCTTTCCGGCATCCACCAAAAAGCCCAAGAGGGCGAACAGCACTTGGCTGGGCTCCTTGTAGGGCAGCGGCAGCAAGGAGGCCGACAGTTCTGCTCCGCCCGCATCAATATCGCGCCATTCGCCAGGCTGGATTGGGTCGGAATCGTCTGCAATGCGCGCGCCCTTGGCCTTGAAGCCCGCAGGCAGGTTGGCAAGCGTGCCTGCATCGACCAGTTGACGCAGGGCACTGGTTGCGGCCTTGGACAGGCTGCCAATCAGGTGCACAAAGCCTAGACCATACGAACCAAGACCTTCAATAAGCACATAGTGCACAAAATAGTTGCGGCGCTCATGGGTGTCGTCGTCCTTTTTCCAATTCCGACGAATACTGACCACCTGCATGCTGGTCTCATCGAGCGTGACAACGTAGGGCAACTTGATCTTGGTGACGTTGTTGTCTTCGTCGCGGTGTTCAAAGCCTGGAATGTCTAAATCCACAAGCTGCTCAAGTAAAAACACCTCGCCCACGTCGTCCGTAGGTTGCACGCCCACCGCTTTATCCACCGCCTGGCCAATTGGGCCCGCATCCGTAGGTGTAGCAGAGGTTTGCAGCGAAATATCGCGGTACTCATCGGCCAACACGCGCTTGTTGAACTCGTTAGAGTCCATGGCAATGCGATGCGTCAGGCGTGGGCACTGCGACACCACGCTGGAGCCGTTGTAGGGGATGTAGACGTCGTCTGCCAAGCACAACTTGGAGACCATGCGCTTCAACTGAAAGTCGTAGTAGACCTTCTTGAAGGTCGAACCACCGTAGCCGGTGTAGAACAAGAGCTGATCAAACTCCGGTGTATATTCCTTCATCACCGAGGTGATTTGGTAGTTCATAAAATCTTGCACGCGCGAGGCCTGCTGGTACTTCTCCACCGTTTCCTTGCCCATGATCTGCGTGCGCACGGGCCCCCCGGCAGGCATCAGCTCCTTGAAGGCCTGCGCCTGGAACTGAATGATCGCCTCCATCAGCATGGGGTGCGTCACGCCCGTTGCGCCACGGAAGGGCTTGGTGCGCTCCTCCATCTTCAGGCCCAACAGGTCGATGCCCTTGGCAAACATGTTCTCCCAGTCCGAGCGCGAGCCCTTGTCGGCCTCGTACATAGCCGACACGTCCAAAGCAATCTTGGCCAAGACCTCCGGCTCGATCACGTTGGCCAGGTTGGCGTAGAAGTCAACCTCCGTGGCCTCTTCTGCGCCGATCTCCACGGTCGCGCCACCGTCTTCGTCCAACTCAATCTCGATTTCAAGGGGCGGCGGCTCGTCCAGAAGAATGATGTCAGTCTCAGGGGCCTGGTTGATGGCTTTGTCAATGGGCATGGGTGTTCCTTTTTGCGGCGTGGCTCACAGCACCGCCGTGCTTGAAGGGGAAAGGTTCCCCAGTCAGTTTGCTGACAACATCTTTGTCCACAAAAGGCTTTTTAAGAAAAAGATTATTTGCTGTCAAAAGTTTCCTGAGCTCATCATCAGACAGACCAGAGGGAAGGTTGCTCCTGCCGCCAAAGTCAATAATGTTTCGTACCTCTATACTTTTAACCTTTGGATCGTATTGAGCCTCTTTAAATTCCTTACTGGTCTTAAAGAACTCATCCCACTGTTCACCTTTGGCATCAAGCACGACTTCAGGTTTGCGGGTAAGAACAGGAATGATGAAGCCTTTATCTCCCGAGTACGATTCTGCAATCGTTGGGTTTTCCGTTAACCACACACCGCCTTTGGTGTTGTATTTAGTGACGTCGCGGTCCCCAGGCTGGCGAGACAGTGTACCGCTATAGCTCCACGGCCTACCTGTCTTAGCTTCCTTCAAGGCTCTTTCGACCGCATCGGGCTGTTTTTGATACTCGTACAGTGCCTCAAGATAGTCGTATTTGGGAGAAGACTTAAACCCCTGACCCGTGTACTTCTTGCCACGCAACCACGTGCGTTCAACGTCAATGCCCTGCTCACGCAACGCGTCCATCATCTCTTTGGCAGAGAATTTCTCAGGTTCGGGTGACAGGCCGCGCCCTTTGAACGCGGTAGAGCGCCGTGCGGCCTCAATGATGCCCTTTGGGCCAACGATCCCAAGCATGGCGGCCTTGGCCGCACCGCCTGGAGAAGCCATGCTCGACAAAAGCTCGGCAGTTTCGCTGGCCAGGCCTTCTTGCGGCTTGGGCAACAACCCTTTTTTGGTCAGGTAGTCGGTGGTTCCGACCACGTCCTCCGCTTTCATGCGGCCCGTGGCGGTTAAGGGCAGCGCAGCAAGGTCCACCAGGCCTGTTACGGCCTGCGGAACCCCACGTGCGACTGCCAAACCCAGACGGCGAAGCAGTCTGGAGGCAGAGGGGCCGTCTTGACCCTCTACCTCCTCAGCTTTTTTTGCTTCACCCCCGTCTGCGAAGCGCTTTTTCGTCAGTTTGCTCTTTGAAAGCGACGGTTTTTCAAGGGTTGGACGCGAAAAAGTAGCTTTTATAAGCCCTTTAGCCGTGTTCAAGGCTTCTTTTTCACGCAATCTGTAGGCCAAAGCCAGCGCTTCCATCTGAGATCGTGCGCTTTCCGACTCCCTGGCCTCTAA